GTAAAAAGTTGAATAAATAATTAAATTTTTGTGTAAAAAGTTTTGCAGTTATGAAATAAATAGTAATTTAGCAGAGTCAATAAGGCACAAAACAATAAAAACAAGAATTATGAAAACAATTAGCGAGTTAAGAAGTGAATTAAAAAGCGTTCAAAAGCAAATCAACATTATTTGTAAAAAACCTTTGTACAAATGGAAATTAGTAAACGACGAAACACGCGCTTTTTATTTGGAAAAATTAAAAACTTTAGAGTTTGAAAAAATTGATTTGTTGGACCAGATTGTTAAAATCAACGATTAATAAATTGAGGGGTGCGACTGCAACGCACAATTTAAAAACTTAAAATATGAAAGATTTCTTAAAATTCGCTTTAGCGGTATACTTACTAGGTTTAATAATCGGAATAATAGAATCGATATGAGAGATATAAAACAAATAAACAGCTTTAAGGCAGCAGCAGATGATCTATGGGATCGTATTGTAGACTGTCAATATGATATTGAATCTATTGATAGGAGAAGGAATATGTGGCTATCTGAATCAAGCATGAATAATTATGCACAGGAAGCTATCCAGAGACTCAATGATGAAGATCATGAAGTCAATGAGAAGCAAGCTGCTCTCATGCACAGCTATAGAGTAATAATGGATAAATTAATGAGCTTATGGAAAGAGAATGCAGCAACTGCTACGGAGAAGGATATGAGGAAGTAGTAGAATGTGATCTACCAGCTTCAATGTGCTGCGGTGGATGTGTTAAAGAGTATATGTGTGAACAATGTAATGGTACAGGCTATGAAGAATATGAAGATGAAGAAACAGAAGGAGAATGAATTCACTCCGCTTAATTATCCCCTGGTCAGAAGGATGCACTGGTGGAGAATGAAATCATTCAATGAAGATAAAGGTGGCAGTTTTGATGTGCAGCTCTATCTTAGGTATTGTGATGCTAAATTTAAGTTATGATAAAAGTAGGTAGTGACTTCTCAGGAGTAGGAGCTTTCAATCAAGCTCTAAACAGATTAGGAATAGAATATAAGGAGCTCTTTGCTTGTGATATGGATAAATATGCTAGGCAAACATTCATACATAATTATGGAGAGCCAGAGTACTATCCTACGAATGTATACGATAGAGAGATTCCTTCTCAGTCTTTAGATATCTACATGACATCTCCTCCATGCCAGGCTTTCTCTTTAGCTGGAAAGAGACTAGGAAAGGATGATAAAAGAGGAATTCTATTCTTCAATAGTCATGAATTCATTAAAGTGAATAAACCTAGATACTTTATTTTTGAGAATGTGAAAGGACTTCTATCTGATGATGGAGGGAAAACATTCCAGGAGTGGGTAAATATGCTAGGAGGTAGATCAGTTAATGGAGTGCCTGTATTATTTCCTCATGAGGATTCTGTAGAATATCATCTCTACTGGAAAGTACTTAATGCAAAGGAGCATGGAGTGCCTCAGAATAGAGAGAGAGTATTCTTAATAGGCATAAGAGATGATTCAGATAATACATTCAGATGGCCAGTGGAAGAAAGTCTCAGTAAAAGATTAAAGGATGTTCTAGAGGATGAAGTAGATGATAAGTATTTTTTGAGTGATGATACTATTCAAAGGATTTCAAACTGCAACAGTCGACAGAATCCAATAAGAGACAATATGTATGAAGGTAATGAAATAGCTTCATGTTTATTAGCTAGAGGTGATGGTAATGAACATGGAGGAATGAAACTTATCAAAATAAAATCAGCGACATCCAAAGGATACGAGGAAGCAACAGAAGGTGATTCAATTAATTTTTCAGTTCCTAATTCAGAAACACGAAGAGGTAGAGTAGGTAAAAAAGTGGCGCAAACATTAGATACAGGTTGCCAACAAGGAGTATTAATCGGAGACTACAGATCTGATGAGGGATTCAGATGGAGAAAGGATGGAGCTTCTCCAGCTATCATGGCTATGATGAGAGATACATGGGAAGAAAATTTCACTGGACAGAATCCTCCTATCATTCAAAGAGACTATAAAATCAGAAGATTAACTCCTAGAGAGTGCTTCAGACTGATGGACTTTCCAAATTCATTCACATGGCCAGTATCAGATTCACAGGCATATAAGCAAGCTGGAAACAGTATAGTAGTAAGAGTATTAGAGAAAATAATTAAAAATTTGAATTTATGAAATACTATAAAATCACATACAGATTCAATGATGGCCATAAGTGGAGAATAGCATATAGAACTCTCCAGGCGAATAGTCCAGAGGATGCAGTAAAGAGAATGGATATGTGGCCTCAGTTAATTAAAAAAGTAGAATTGATATGAAAAAAGCAACTAAAAGAATACCAGTAAAATTCACAATTATTCATCCAATAACTGGAAGTATATTTGAAAAAATAGTATACACAAATGATGTGGATAAATATCTAAAGAAATATAATGGTGCAACAACCTCAGGCAATAGATGGCAAATGATTCCATTCAAAAAATATAGAGTATGGCTAGAGGATTCTGTGGAGCCAGAAGGAGGATCATGGTGGTATTGTTATACAGATGCACATGGCTATCTTAGACAAGATGGATATCATCATCCAGTAGATGAGCTTGATACATTAGAATGGTACATTGATAATGGATATAAAGTAGAATTGATATGAATCAGTTTAAAATATATAGATGCATTAAGCTCCTAGAACTATTACAGAAGAATTCAAGACATATTAATACTATAGCTAGATATTTGAATGTAACTGAAAGGACAGTATACAGATACCTTAAAATGTTTAGATCACTGGGATACAAAATAATTAAGGATAAAAATAATAAGATCAGAATAGAAAAATTATGAAACAGAAAGAAAAAACAAAGCTGGAGATAGCTAGAATAAGAATAGTAAAACATTTAATAAAACAGTATGGACTAGATTTAAATAGCAGATCTCAGACTTTAGTATATCAAAGATTCTATTTATACCATGAGCTTAGAAAGAACTGTACTCTTCATGAGATAGGAGAGATCTTTGGGAAGGATCATGCGAGCGTACTGCATGGAATAAAGATGCATGAGGCATGGACATTGATAGGAGATAAGCAATATCTCAGCACAATTAAACCAATAAAGGAGGATTTTGAATCTCAGATGCTGGAAGGATTCTCTAAAGGAGATGAATTAAGAATATCATTGGAGGATATATTCCAGGATGTAGCTACTCTGAATATCAAAATGAGAGTCAATAAGGACTTTCTAGATAAGATAGGAGATATTAAAACATTCCAGGAGCTGCATGATCTCTATCTGGAACATATTGAGTAACTCCTTAAGTACACTTTAGGGCTTCCCTATATATATATATATTATTATTTTTTACCTATTTTCGCTGTTTTTTAAAACTCTGGACTGAAAAGTAGAAAATAATCTGGCAATGTGTACCAGATATAGTTAACTAGCTGATTATCAATAGTGTTTTTAGGTACACATTATAGGTACTAATTAAAATTTTTTAAAAATTCAATGTATTACAAAGTAAGTTTATTTAAAACTGTGAAGGATGTTTCTAATCCATTTCACATGGATCTCTCCTACTGCCTGGACAGGATAAGGAATGGGAATAGCAAAGAGCTAGTACAGAAAATAAGAGTAGCAAGTAAGGAAGAGCAGAGAGTGCTTAAGACTAATCTTCCTGGAGTTTGTTTCAACGGCACTTTCAAGCATAGATCAGTAGCTGGAATAGATAAAAGATCTGGATTAATCATCTTAGATTTTGATGATATGTATAATGCTGAGCAGTATAAGAAAGAGCTCATAAAGGATAAGCATATATTTGCAGCCTGGATCTCTCCATCTGGTAGAGGAGTGAAAGTATTAATTAAGATCAGCACTTCTGAGAATCACAAAGGATATTTTGATGCCTTAAAACATCATTTTAATTCTCCTTACTGGGATGATTCTGGAAGTAACTTAGATAGATTCTGTTTTGAGAGCTATGATCCAGAGATCTATATCAATGAGAAAGCTCTATCCTGGAGTAGATTTGAAGCTCCAGAGATGGATGAGATAGGATATGAGACTGTGCTCCTTCCAGTCAAGTCAGATAATAGAATCATAGAGAATCTCCTTATCTGGTGGGATAAAAAGTATGGAATGATACCAGGATCAAAGAATAATAATCTCTTTAAACTGGCCAGAGCTTTGAATTCATTTGGAATCCATAAGCATGAAGCACAGAATGTACTGCTGAAATTTGATGAAGGAGGAAAGGATAAGGAGATACTGAAGCTTCTAGATAGTGCCTATAAGAATACTGCTGATTTTGGTTCCCGTTTCTTTGAAGATACTCAGACAAGAGAGAGAATAGAGAAGCATATCAGATCTGGTAAGTCAGTGAAGGATATAGTCAATAACTTTCCAGAGTATACTAATGATGAGATAGAGAAATCAGTAGAAGGAATTAAAGAGACAATATCTATAGATGAATTCTGGAAGTATGATAAGAATGGAAGGATATCTCTGGTAGTGCATAAGTTTAAATTCTGGCTACAGCAGAATAACTTCTATAAGTATTTTCCTTCCAATAGTACTACCTACAGCTTCATTAAGAAAGATCAGAACTTAATTGAAGAGACTAACAAGGATAGAATCAAGGATTTTGTACTGAGCAAGCTTATGGAAAGAGAAGATCATGGTTTCATGGCCTATGATATGATGGCAGCCAGTACTAAGTACTTTGAAAGTAACTTCCTCTCAATGCTAGATAGTGCAGAGATAGAGATGATAGAAGATACTGCTACTGAGTGCTATCTCTACTATAGAAACTGTGCAGTTAGAATCACTAAGAATGGAATAGAGCAGCTAGATTACATAGATATGCCAGGTTATATATGGAAGAAACAGATAATTGATAGAGACTATATTCCTTCAGATTATCATGAGAGTGAATTCAGAAAGTTTATCTGGCTAATAGCTGGCAAAAATCCTTCAAAGTATGAGAGCTTCAAGTCAGTGATAGGCTATCTGATGCACTCCTATAAGACTTCAGCTAATAATAGAGCTATCATATTCAATGATGAGACTATTTCTGAGAATCCCAATGGAGGAAGTGGAAAGGGCCTATTCTGGAATGCACTATCAAAGCTTAAGAATGTAAGCTCTATAGATGGCAAAACTTTTGAATTTACCAGATCATTCCCTTATCAGACAGTTAGCACTGATACTCAGCTGCTAGTTTTTGATGATGTTAAAAAGAACTTTGCTTTTGAGAGTCTATTCTCAGTAGTGACTGAGGGAATAACTTTAGAATACAAAGGACAGCCAGCAGTGAAGCTTCCAGTACAGAAGTCACCTAAGATAATTATAACAACTAACTACACTATAGGTGGAGTAGGAGGAAGCTTTGAACGTAGGAAGTTTGAAGTAGAGATGTCTGATTACTTCTCTCATATGCACTCTCCAGTAGATGAATTCGGACATATGCTCTTTGAAGATTGGAATGATGAGGAATGGAAGAGATTTGATTCTTATATGATCTCATGCTGCCAGTTCTATCTTCAGCATGGCCTTATCAAGCATGATTTTAATAATCTGGAAGTAAGGAAGTACATAAAAGAGACTAGCTATGAATTCTATGAATGGAGCGAAGATGATAATATACCAGTTAATACTAGACTCTACAAGGATGAGCTGTATACAAAGCTAGTCGAAGAGTATTCTGATCTGGCTAAGTGGCTAACAAAAAAGAAGTTTACTTCCTGGCTTAAGTCTTATGGAATGTACAAAGAATACAGAATAATAGAAGGTAAAACTAATAACCTTCGCTGGATAGAATTTGAGGATCTGGATGCAGAGCCTACAGATGAATTTACTCCAGTATCAGATGCACCATTTTAAATAAATATATAATGAAAACAACAGAAGAAATCCTGGATCAGATGCTAGAAACATTCCAGGAAACAAAAATGAAGGATACAGATCCTAAAAAACTATGTTTTGTGATGAGCTCAGACTTATATCACAGGCTGCATGATAAGAAATCCTACAAGAGATTCAAGATCTATCACTCAGATCTCCTCAAAATGGATACAGCTTTTATCCTGAGCAGAAGAGACAAGGATAGATATATCAAATATTTAAACTCATTAACATGAACAAAGTAAACAAAGCACTATTGAAAGAGCTAGAGACAGCTTATCTAATGAAGAAATATCCTTCAGTGCCTATTTATGCTCTAGCACATACAGCTTTCAGTGATAGCTCAGCCAATGGCCTCACAAAGTGCATCACTAAATTCTTAACTATGGCTGGATGGCAAGCTGAGAGAATCAATACAATGGGAACTTATAGAGCTCCTAAGCAAGTCACTGATATGGATGGAATTTCTAGAGTAGTAGGCAAAGGAAAGTATACTCCATCTACAGGCACCAAAGGATCTGCTGATATCTCAGCAACTATCAAAGGTAGATCTGTGAAGATAGAGGTCAAATATGGCAAAGATAGGCAGTCAGAAGCTCAAATAAAGTACCAGGAGCAGATTGAATCCGCTGGAGGAATCTACTATATCGCTAGAGATTTTGATAGTTTCATTGAATGGTACTATAATTTCCTTGCAGAATTGAAATAATAAACTTATATTTGTATACACTTAAAATCAGAAATAATGAAAAAAGAGCAAGATGAGATACCTTCTGGGAATATCTCAATTTACCGAAAGCTTCACAAAGCTAAGCAGTCTATAGGAAAGATCCATAAGAATGCGACAAACCCACATTTTAAGAAATCATATGCTGATCTCACAGCTATTCTGGAGATAGTAGAGCCTATTCTTCATGAGAATGGCTTGATAGTGCTTCAGCCAGTGAAGGAGAATGTAGTAGTAACTCAGATCATAGACATTGATTCTGGAGATATGATAGAGAGCTTTATGAGTATTCCTCCTATTCAAGATCCCCAGAAGATACTAGCGGCCATAACTTATTTTAGGAGGGCAACTATTCAAAGTTGTTTGTCCTTATCCGTAACTGATGATGATGATGGCAACTCAGTAGCTCAGGCAGTGAATACTAAACAGCCTACAGTATCAGATGAGATGGTAAATAAGTTCCTGGAAAGCGTGAGAGCTGGAGTGAATAAATGGCCTGTTCAGAAGTTCATGGATACATATGATCTCACTACAGCACAGAAGGATATACTAATACTGCACCAGATATGAAATTCAGAGCATCACAAATAGGAAAGCTTATGACTTCCAGCAGATCTAAGGATCCTCTATCAGAAGGAGCTAGAACTGAGATAATGCTACTGGCTAAGAAACACTACTACGGCTACAGTTCAGAGCTCAATGATAGGAAAGTAAAGAAAGGAATAGTACAGGAACAGGACAGCATAGATCTGCTTAATATGGTAAGGATAGAAGACTATCAGAAGAATGATCTCAGACTAGAGAATGAATTCTTAACTGGAGAATGTGATATCATCTCTGATGGAATCATAGATATTAAAACTTCCTGGGATTTGGACAGCTTTCCAGCTACAGTATTAGAAGCTGAGAAGAAAACTAGTGCTAAGCTCTATGAATGGCAGCTCACAGCTTATATGTGCTTATATGATAAGCCTTATGCAGAGCTGATATATTGCATGGTAGATACAGATCCCCTGGATGTATTTGGACTTTTGAATGACTGGGATGATTTATCTCTCCATAGAGTATCTCATATAGCTCCTTCAAAGAGAATCACTGTGCTCAAATATGAGAGAGATCTTGATAAGGAATGGAAAATGATGGAGCACTTGAAGCTTTGCAGTGAATTCTATGATATTTGTTATAACGAACTTGAGAAAAAATGACAGGATTTAAATATTTAATGGATAATATCATAGATGCAAGTGGTCAGACTGGCTATAGTAGTGATGATAGTAAGCTTATGTTTATAAGTATTAAAGTAGAACACTTCAGAGAAGCTATGAAGAGAGATGAGTACAATATCAATAAGCAAGTAGAAATCCTACAGGAGGTACTTAATGAGCTAATGACTGGCTTTGAATCTCCAGAGGAAAGAATGGATTTCATTCTGGATATAGTTAATGGATATAAAAAGAGGATAATATGAATAAGACAGCAGTAGAATGGTTGGTTGAGCAATTAGATACTTTAATAGAATATTATCCATCCCAATTTGAACAAGTAAATAAAGCATTTGAACAAGCCAAAGCAATGGAGAAAGAGCAGATTTCAGAGGCATATAGAACAGGAGTAGAGGAAGACGTGTATCTTAGACCTCTGAGAACTGGAGAACAGTACTACAATGAAACTTTTAACTAATAAATAAATATATGACAAACAAAGAAAACACAGGAGCTATCTTTAAGAATGAGAATAGCACAGGCAATCAGCCTCAATGGAAAGGAAAGATAGATATTAACGGCAAAGAGATGCAGATAGCACTATGGCAGAGAACATCTGAGAAGGGAGTAAACTACTTCAGTGCTAAAGTATCAGAGCCATATAACAAAGAAAGCAATGGAGATACAGGTCTTAACTGGTAATTTCACTGACTGGATCAGAGAGCAGATCCAGAATAGAGTCACAAAGAGATACAAGCTCTCATTCATAGCTGATGATATGGAGGTGACTTATACTCAGCTCTGGAGATTCATGAGAGGAGAGAAAGTAAATCAGGATTTCATAAACAAAGCAATGAGATTCTTATTATCTTAGCGATATGAGCTGTTTAAATATAGAAACTGTATCTTATAAATGTCCTGGAGCTCCTTTCAATGCTCAGGAGTTTATAATCAAGGCAACTATAGAGCAGATAAGGTCTTATATTCCTTTCTATCATGTCATTCTGGGCTAAGGAAGCATATGAGATAGCGTATAAGATCACTAGAGGCAATGAGCTGCACAGTGATCTTGTATCTCATGTGTATATTCTCCTCCAGAAGTATGATCTCACTGAGGAAGAGCTTCCTAAGACCTTTGCAAAGTTTGCCTATAACCAATGGAACTGGAGAGAGAGTGACTTTAACAGAAGCTTTAAATCTCCACAGAACATAGAGATATCAGAATTCATTCCAGCAAAGGAGGAAGAGGAATCTCCTTCAGAAGCTCAGAAGATATTCAGAGGCTACCTAGATCAGTCTCCAACAGATGATAATGAGCTATTTTGCAAAGAGATAGCAAAAATGTATATTTGTGGAATGACTTATAGAGAGATCAGATCAGAGACTGGTATCTCCTTAGATATGATTAACAAAGCATTAAAACAATTCAAGCATGATGTACTTAATTCCCCTAATAGCAGTAGGATTCGCCAGAGTATTAATGACTCTTCCCCTTGCAGATATTAAGCCTTTAAACTGCCAGAGCTGTCTATCATTCTGGAGCTGCTTAATAATATGCCTTGTAGTTGACTGGCAGCTATTCCCATTGGGATTTCTAGCGTATTTAATTTCAGACCTAATACTAATATATGAATATAAGCGATAATCTAAGAGCTCAAGCAGAGAGATTCCATAGAACTCAGAGCTTTAATCTATCTAATCAAGAGAAACAAGATCTGGCTACCTGGTACAGAAGCAAGTTCAATAAGTCACTAAACATCAAATGTGGTACGTGCATAAGGAATGGAATGAGAGATCTAGTAGCAGAGCTCAATACTTCAGAGCCAGCTATCAAGCTCAAGCCTAATATTACTTTTATAGGAGTGAAGCAGAAAACTCTGGAAGAGATGTCATATAGAGAGCTCAAAGATATGGCCAAAGCTCAGGGAATAATAGGCAACTTCAAGAGAGAGAAACTAATAGAAGAGCTCACTAATGGCTAGCAAGGAAGTATTAGCATCTAAGGATGGCATCATGTATGAACAAGTCAGACTATTGTTCTATGATGAAAGTAATGATATATTTGTATGCATGAGAGCTGATGGCTTAGTAATCTGCTATAACTACATAAAGGATCTATGACAAGAATAGAACTGGGTAAATATATGATTAAAGAGGATAGAGACCTGGGGATATTCTATATCTATAAAATTAAATATGTAAGAAAACCAATATGGAAGATTTGGAAAAAAAAGAGGAAGAGATACTACTTAGCCAGCTCAAAAGGATTCAGGAATCTAGCTCAGGCGATCTACTTCGTAAAGAACGAAATATGATGATACTAGTATGGCTAGCTTTAGCTGTGATAGCAACTATCTTCTGGATAGGAATAATCAATTTATTCTCATGAAGATAATAGCTCCTATTCCAGTATTTGGTAGACATGATCTAGTGAAGCTCACAGCTTCCAGGCTACAGCTTCAAGGAATCACTCCTGTGCTCATAGGCCATGAAGCAGAGACTAAAGATATAGCTAATCAGCTCAATATAGAATTCTGCCTAGCATCTAATAATCCTCTAGGGCATAAGTGGAATGTAGGCTTCCAGGCTGCTAAGTTCTATGATCCAGATGCAGTCATATTCATGGGATCATCTGACTGGTGCTCTCAGGAGTATATTGATATAGTAAAGCAGAATCTAAACTTTTCAATGATCGGAATGCTAGGATGTCACTTTGTAGATGTAGCTGATCAGATCAGACTGGTGCACTGGGATGGATACAAGGATAAGCTTAGAATGAATGAACCGATAGGAATTGGAAGAGTGCTATCAAGAGAGCTTATAAAGAAAATGAACTGGACTCCATTTGACAATGTACTTAACTCTGGCCTGGACTGGTCAATGTATCAGAAGGTACTGAGACTAAGAGAGAAGATAGCTGTCATTCCTAATGATCCAATGAATGTAAGGCTGATGAGTATCAGTACTAACAAATGGATTAATAAGCATAAGTTTCTAGATCATTGGAGTGGATCTCTAAAGAGCCAGAAGATAGAAGATATCTCAATATTGAATACTCACTTCCCAGATATACATATACTGCATGAAACGCTTAACAAATAAACCTAATACTAATACAGCTACATTCTGGAATGACTACTATGCTTCAATAGATATAGAAGAGGATAGACTTATAATCTATGAGCAGCTGGAAGAAATACTCCAGAATATACAATTCAATACAGTACTGGAGATCGGATGTGGAACTGGAATAGGAGCTCAGTATCTGAAGGAATGCTTTCCAGAGATCATATACACTGGATCAGACTTCTCATTAATGGCACTAGATAAAGCTGCTAACTATGTAGATAATGTGAAGCTCCTGGATATAAGATATCAAGATCCTATAAATTCTTATGATGTTATTATCATAGCTGAGACTCTAGAACATCTGGAGAATCCATATGATATCATAGATAGATGCCTCTACTACTGCAATTATCTAGTACTATCACTCCCATTAGATGAGCCTGAGGAATGTGATCCAGAGCACATCTGGTGCAATATCACTCCAGATGATTTCAGTAAATATGATGTAATATACACTAAGCTTAATACAAGCTATTTTCAAATAATAATAGTAAAATGAAAGAATGTAATAGATGCCTATTCACTAGCGAGATAGCTAAGATAGGAGATACTCAATGTGAATACTGTGATCTACATGATGAGCTGGAGAGACAGTCTCATCCACAGGATCTAAACAAAGTACTTAACAAGATCAGAAAAGCTGGAGCTAAACAGAAGTATGACTGCATCATGGGGATCTCTGGAGGAATAGACTCCAGCACTCTTCTCTATGCAGCTGTCACTAAGTGGAACTTAAGGCCTCTAGTTATTCACTTCGATAATAACTGGAATGCTCCACAAGCTCAGAGCAATATGGCAAACCTAGTGACTAGATTAGGAGTGGACTGTATTGTCTACATGGTCAATAAAACAGAATACGATCTGCTTAATGATTCATTCCTGGCAGCTGGCATTCCAGATGCTGATATCCCAAATGATATAGCTATGACTAAGCTCATGTATGATACAGCTCATAAGTATGGAATCAAGTATATTCTTAATGGTCATGACTTTAGGACTGAAGGATCTACTCCAAAAGGATGGACATACATGGATGCTAAGTACATTCAATCAGTATACAAAGCTCACTCTGGATTAAGACTTAAGAATTATCCTCTATTCACATTTAAAGATCAGCTATTCTATGCCTGGAAAGGAATTAAGAATGTCAGACCTTTTCACTATGGATTCAATAGAGAAGTACTGGATCAAGAGATGAAGTCATTCATTGACTGGAAAGATTATGGAGGAAAGCACTGCGAGAATGTTTATACTGAATTCGTAGGAAGCTATCTGCTGCCTCAGAAGTTTAAGATAGATAAGAGGATAGTATACTTATCAGCACAAGTGAGATCTGGTAAGATATCCAAAGATCAAGCTATAGAGATATTCAGCATTCCTTCCACATTCGATACTGATAAACTAGGAACAGATAAACATAGAATATTGAAGCTTATAGATTCCAGAATCCAGGATAGAAACAACTTTGAGAGATACAACTTCAAAAAATACAAGATGCTGATCTGGATACTAGCTAAGCTCAAAGTAGTGCCTTATACATTCTATATTAAATACTGTAAGTGATGCCAATACCTAAGCCAACAGCACAAGAGACAGAATCAGAATTCATTCAGAGATGCATGAGTGATGATAAGATGAAAGAGGAGTATTCACCACAGCAGAGATATGCTGTATGTGCTTCCTCTTATACTATTAATAATCAGAGCTCTAAGGATTTCAGAACAAAAAAACATAAGTAATAGTATAGCTATGTCTTATTCAAAAGAATTTATATTAAGATTAGAGGAACTCGCTACTGAGTATGTGAAAGAATGCTTATCACATACAAAGGAAGTTGTATCTAATAAAGGACAGATAGTGTATGTACAGGATAGACATATACCTACTATAGGATATTTTTTAAGGATATGGATTCCCATCATAAAAGATGAGAAAACTATCCATAGAGATACTTATTATACATGGTTAAAAGAGACTAGTGGAGATCCCCTAAAGTCCGACACTATAAAAAAGATTAATGAGATGTTTAACAACCTGGCAAAGGATATAGTGGCTAATGAAGGGAAGGGAATATTCTATGCTAAGAATGCTCTCAATATGCATGACAAGCAGCACATAGAGAATAAACAAGTAGAGAAGTTTGACTTTGATATATAGTATTTCTATATTTGTATACTCTTTTTTATGAATAGTTTAATGGTTAGGTCAACAGAATAGAGGAGATCTACAGCTCCTCTTTTTTTATGAGTACTATAAAAGGATATAAGCCACATGATAATCAGAGATTAATTCATGATTCAATTAATCATGGAGAATATAAGTACTATGCTCTTAATATTGGTAGGCAGTTTGGCAAAACTATGCTAGGTATTAATCAGATGCTGTACTGGGCTATCAATGACAAGGGGTGCAATATCGCATGGATCACTCCAGTATACAAGCAAAGTAAGAAAGTATTTGATGAGATGGAGAAAGTCACTAGATCAAGTGGCCTCTTTGAATTCCACAAGTCAGATCTCTGGATCAAAGGCTTTGGATCTACTATCACATTCTTCTCAGGTGAAAAGCCAGATAATATCAGAGGGAATACATTTGACTATCTCATAGTGGATGAGATGGCCTTCACCAGATCAGAGCTCTGGGATGAGGTGCTATCTGCTACAGTATTAGTCAAAGGAAAGAAAGTGATATTCATCTCTACTCCTAAAGGAAGGAATCACTTCCACAGGATCTGTATGCAGCATAACTATGACAAGAGATATAAGTACTTCCATTTCACCAGCTTTGAGAATCCTCTCATAGATCATCAAGATCTAGAGGAGAGGAAGAGATCACTTCCAGATCATATCTTCAGACAGGAGTACTTAGCTGAGTTTATCGATAATGCAAGTGGAATATTTAGGAATGTAAGAGACTGCATAGGCAAAGGAGATAAAACTGCTAAGATGTATGGAGGTCTAGATATAGGAAGAGCTGATGATTATACTGTGCTAACTATTCTCAATGACAAAGGAGAGCAAGTGGCAGTAAGTAGATGGAGACATGAGGAATGGACTAGGATCATTGATAAGGTAGCTGATGAGATAAGGAAGTGGAATGCTCTCACATTGGTAGAGGTAAATAATCAAGGGGATGTATTCTATGAGATGCTCCAGCAGAAGTGCAGAAACCTAGTAGAGCCATTTGTCACCAGCTCCAGCAGTAAGCCTGTGCTGATAGAAGATCTGGCTGTGAGTTTTGAACAGAAGGATATCAAGATCTTGAATGAAAACTGGCTACTTGATGAGCTCGAAGCTTTTACTTATATTTACAACGTCAATACTAGATCAGTGAAGTACTCTGCTCCAGATGGGATGCATGATGATGGAGTGATCAGCACAGCTCTAGCATGGCACTGTAGGAAGCACTATAGCAGAAGAGGTCAGTATAAAATACTAAGAGCATAATGAATATATCAGTACCTAAAACAATAAAGGAATGTAGGCCAGATCAGCTGGTCAAGTGGCTACATATAGCTCCATTTATCCAGGAGAGAAAAGATGATCTTAATAATCTGCTGGATTTCCAGGTGCAGCTAATCAGTATCTTCAGTGATCTGCCTATGAACAAAGTAAGGAAAGGTCATATAGATGATGTACTCAAGATCTCAGCTCACTTGATTACTATGCTCAGTGAATTCAGATCAGCAGATCCTACTGGAAGAATAGAGATAGATGGGAATGTATATGTATTTCAAAAGGACTTCGCACTGATCAGTACAGGCCAGATAGTTGACTTGAAGCTTATTGAGAATGTACATGAAGCTCCTCATGAAGCACTGGCTATCCTCTACATTGAGGAAGGTATGGAATACTGCCAGGAAGATGAAAGAGGAAGAGTGCTCAATCCCAATGCTAAGAGGTCTGAGCTATTTAAGAGATCCTTTCCTGGGGATGAGTTTCTGAATGTGTTTGCTTTTTTTTTGCACAGCTCAAGGAAGCGGAAGCTCGCTATGTTAGGAATCCAGCTGATGAGGATGGAGATACAGAAGAGGAAAATACAGAAGAGTCTATATCAGACAGTGAATGGTTTGCCTGGACAAAGATCATCCAAAACATGGCTAAGGAACTTAACAAGCAAGTGGAAGAAATCTTAAATCAGCCATACATTAAGACTATGTGGTGGATGAATTTCTTTAAGCTCAAATCAGAACAGGAATACATAAATAAAAAGCATGGCTGATCTTGATTTTTTAGATACATTGGGCTTCAGTGAATCTGAGCTGCAACAGCCAGAGAGTGCTTATGAGAAGCTTATTCTCTCAATAGCTAATCAAGTCACTCAGGACTTTAAGCAATATATACAGGCTAATGCATCTAATACTGGAGCTTTAGCACAGTCAGTAGTTTACTTTCCTACTGGAGCTATGAGCTTTGAGATCCAGGCAGATGATTACTATAAATTTCAAGATGAAGGAGTAAGCTCTATCAATGGAGCTAAGTTTAATACTCCTTATTCATTCAGACTTCCATATGTAACTAAGAGCCATGCTGTGGCTTTGCAGAAGTGGAAAGGATATGATCTCTCTCATGCGTATGCTTCAGCCTATGTGACTAAGCACAAGTATGGAATCAAGCCTAAGAATATCACTGCTAATGTCATGACTGATCAAGTGCTAGAGAGAATAGCATCAGATCTGGCAGAGGTTACAGGATTAATATTTGAAGTAAAATTCACTAAGAATACACAAAAATGGCAATAAGCATAAATCAAGAGCCTCAGTATATGTCTCCAGTCAATAACTATTTGACATTCACATTTACTAGTAATCAGACAGGACAGGCTAATTTCAGTTTTTATGTAGAGGTATTTATAAATAGCTCTTTTCATTCAGCACATACTATCTTTCCTGAGAATGCAGAAACTGGTAGGATAGATGTATCTGGATTATTAAAGACTTATGTAGACAGTCTAATACCTACAAATTTAATAGAACAGGATTACACTAATGCTACTACAGAATATGCTATCATAGTCTATGAAAAGTATGGGACTCCTCCCATAACTCAAGCTAGTGTGACTAGCACTACATTAAAGATATTTAATGCATCATTAAGATATCCTGAATTTATTACATGGGATTATTCACAATATGATCCTTCTATAGTTCAAGGTAGCTTATTTCTGACTGACTTTCCTAGGACTGAAAAGCAGTATGTGAGATATGATGAAAATCTTTATTTAGGTACATTCTGTACTATTTTAGCTCCTATCACTATATATATAGAGCTCTTTGATATTTCAGGGAATACTATATCATCAGATAATTATGCTTTGAATCAGACAGATTTTATTTTGATTAATGTAGGGCCTCAGATAATAGTGGCTAATACTATAATAACTCAGAATGATTTTGATCAATGCTATAGATATTATGTATATATAGATTATTCTGGAGCTTCTAATACTGAGACTTATTTTATTTACATGGATCAAGACTGCACTAGATATGATCCTGTGAGGTTAACATGGTTGAATAAATATGGAGTGTGGGACAGTTACACATTCAAGTTATTATCTCAAGAGAGCACAGATATAACTTCATCCAGATATGAAGGAGAGCCTGGTCAATGGCAAGGAGATCAATATATATACGATTTATCAAAGGGAATGACTAGAGTTTATCACAAGAGAGCTATTGATAAATTATTAATTAACTCTGACTGGATGAAAGAATCAGTACAGAACTGGGTAGTAAGAGAGCTTTATGAATCTCCAGTAGTTTATATTCAACAATCAGATGCTAGTTTAGAATTAGTAAATATAAATAATGCTAATTATCTTTTGAAGCAAAGAAGAAAAGATGGCTTAATTCAAGAGCAAGTACAGATAGAAAAGTCTTATATTAGCAATAGTCAATTAAACTGATGGAGCTATATATAAATAATATTCTAGTAGACTTAGATCAAAGGATACCATTTCCTCTGACATATAATATCTCTGATATTAAAGATCTCTCATCTAGAAAGGGAAATAATTCTAAGACTATTACTCTTCCAGGTACTAAGACTAACTATGAGCTAATGCTCAGTGTATTCTCAGTTTCTATATCAGATACAGCAGATGTCAGTAGCTCTCAGTTTATTAATTATGATCCTTCAGTAAAAGCTGAGGCTAGATATTATGATCAAGGCATTCTACAATTTCAAGGAGTATGTCAGCTTCAAGAGTGCATCCTTCTGAATGGTACCTGGAGCTTTAATATTATTTTGATATCTGAGAGCATAGACTATATATCAAGGCTAGCAAAAATCAAGATCAATGAGCTGGGATGGGATGAATATGATCATTCATTTACGAGGCAGTCACAGATAGACAGCTGGAATGGAATAGTACAGTATAATGGATCTCCAGTGAGTGTATATACATCTCCAAATTGGGATGGCACTGGATACTACTATGGTCTTATAGATTATGGATATGCTAGAACTGCTCCAGATTACTTTGATGTAGATCAAATAATACCACAAGTACACTGCTATGAGATATTAAAGAAAGCTTTTGACTATGCAGATATAAGCTGGAATAGTAATTTTCTTGAATCTCAAGTATTTAAAAAACTACTTTTAGCCTGGGGAGGTGGAGATCTTCCTACTATTGATAGCTCTCAGAGCTTGAATGATAGTGCATATACACAGGAAGTAGATAATGTTAATGGATTTATTCTTAATACTATAGTTAGTGAATATGGAGATTCAATAGCATGGCTTCCAGATACTACTGTACAGGATAATTATGATGCTTCTATAGTACAGGATAATTTAAACCAGGTAGATCTTTTAACTCCTATGAGATTTACAGCAGCATCTGAGGGATTATTCAATATAAATTACTATGGAGATCATGATCTTAACTTCACATTTACAGTACCAAATGCTTCTAGTTATTTAGTTTATGGAGAATGGAATGTAAAGCTACTAGTATATAAAAATAATATATTGATATCTGATGATATAGTATATTACGATTCATTCAATGGAGCTTCAGGTAGTATATCTACTACTATCACTTTTGATTATAATAGACAGATAAATTTATTAATCAATGATACACTAACATTTAAGATAGTATATACACAAACTGGAGCACAAATATTAGGAGGTGGATTATATGGATTATGTAGCATAGCAACTTCTATACAGGCTGCAAGTTCTTTTCTAGATATCATTAAAAAAGTTCAAGAGTTTACTGCTGGAGGTACTATCACTTTAAATCCATTTCTTCCAGATATGGACTGTGCTACTTTCTTTAAGGGAATAATCACAGCATTTAATTTATATGTTAAGCCTTCAGTAGATGATCCTCAAATCATGGAGATAGAGCCTCTTAATGATTTCTATGATGATTCAAGTCAAGCATTAATATGGACTGAGATAGTAGATAGATCTAAAGAAATTAAAGTCACTCCTACAATAAACTATGCTAGTAAGAATTATGTATTTCAATTTGAGACAGATGATGATTTCTTCAATGGAGAATATTATAATGATGTAGATAAGCAGTATGGAAGTTATATGATTGAATCTCAGAATCAATTTGCTACAGGAGATACTACATTCAAGCTTCCATTTGCTCAGAAGTTACTTGTCAATATACCATTTAGTGATACTACATTCACAGGATTAATTATGCCTAGATCATTTCAGGTAAAATTTAATGAAGATGGCACTAGTGAAATAGTTTATAAGAAAGGAAAGCCTTTCCTAGTACAATTAGGACCAATGACTTCAGGAGAATGGTATCATGTAGATGAATTAAATACAGCTCATTTTAATACTACCTATCCATATGTAGGACATTTAGATTCATTAACAGCTCCTACATTTGATTTTAACTGGGGAGCTCCATACTATGTTTATTGGGTAACTGCTCAATATACAACGAATAATTTATATAATTATCATGAGAAATTCTTAAAAGAAATTATATCTCCATTTGGGAAGAAAGTAGATCTATCAGTAAAGATAGATGCTCAGATAATTAATACATTAGATTTTAAGAAACTTATTAACATTGATGGAGTAGTATATAGACTTCAGAAGATAGCTGATTATGATAGCACTAAACTTGATACTACTAAAATAGAACTGATTCGCATATTAGAAGGGGATAGTATTAGTACACATACTCCAGAAATACCAT